CGACAAAGGACATAACCGCCCATAGCACGACACGGGTGGTCTTACCCCAAGGTTTTACGCTTGGCTCATCGTGCATCAGCTGTGCATCACCCAAGATCCGGCGAGGGAAAGCGCATAACGCGCACCCTCGTCAAACTGAGAGCGGTCGAATGAAAACTGGATGCCGCTGTTAGGCACCGTAATCTCCACGTAATCCGCACTAAGCTTGGTGATGGGATAGCCGAATAGCATATCGCCTACTTCGAAATCACGCATGTCAGGCCGCCTTCCACCCACTACCAGAGAAAAATGTCAACGTCCTGATGCCGCCACTAAGCAGCGGGACGGTGCCGCCGCCGACAAGGCCAGTGAGGTTGATACCGAACAGTCCAAGGACGCTATTGGACGACACCGTGAACGTGGCCCCAGGCCATGCGTTGGTCGAAGACGGCGTAACATTGACCGTGCCGGTCAGCGTGCCAGTGAGGTTGACGATAGGTGCCGTAATCAGAGGCGTCAGCGTCAGCGTGCCCGAACCCATGGAGATAGGCGGCGGCGCATAATCCGTGCGCTGCGGGCGCCAGTAGTAACCCGTAGAATCCGCCTCGCACACCATCACCGTCGTCACCGAACCCCACAGATCCGTAACGCGGGCATATTTACTCAGATACGGCGCGCTGGCCGGATAAGTCGAAAGCAACGACGCAACCGTCATCGGCGTAGGAGAAACGAACGCGATCTTTCCGCCCATGAAGTTATTGTACATATCGTCAATCGTCAGGCTGTCATTTGCCTGCATAAGACGAAACTTGTCCAGAAGCTGCTGCTCCGAGACACCCGGCGTCGTGACTTCACCCATCGCTAGAACTCCGTCGCAGTGTACGGCTGAGATGCCGTGCCGCTTACAACGGTTACAGCGCGGTTTGTACGCACGTTGATCGTGCCACCCGCCGCAATAGTGTAGGTCCCCGGCGTGCCGATAGCCGCTGTGCCACCGAACTCATTGATGCCGATCGGATTCGCGCTGATGTTCTGGATGTTGAGGCCGCGCCGCGTCGTGTTCGCGGCCGCAAGCTGCTGCGAGGTGTTCGCCGTCGCGTTCGTCGTGCCGCTACGATCAGTAGCAGCAGGCAAATAACCGGTCTGGGTGTAAGCAGGATCGGTAGGGCCACCGCCGGGGGCATAGGTACCATCCGCGTTGGCGGTATTGACCACAACGGCGCCGAAACCATCCATACGGATTTCCCGCTGCTGGCGGTCCGCCATGGCAGTAGGCGTCTGAATATAGATTCCTCGTAGTGCCGTCATCTACCCACACCCTTAAATGATGAAATTTCGAACCCGAAGGTAGCGATATTCGTCTGAATTGAGAAGGCGCTTTACGCCCTCCTTATGGTTCGGATTGAAATACTCGATCCCGTGTTTTGTAATCCATTCCATCAGAACAACATTGGGAATGCTAGCAGCGTGCCACAGGTCGTCGCGCTTGTCCCAACTCTCGTTCTGGGCTTCCTTATTAGCATCCAACAAGGGCGACACGTCCTGCTCATAACGAACATGCCACGTATCGCCCTCATCGTCGGACGAGAACCACTCACGCATCCCGGTAAGCGGATCGTAACTCAGCAGTTTCTCGTCCCATGCCACCTTACTTCACCTGCTTGTTATCGCGGAGAAGCTTGGCGGTGTCCTTGTCCACCTTCATCGTCTGTCCACGGCCAATGGTGCGCCCATCGCCCACATGAACTTCCGCCGGCAGATCGTCGGCGCCAGTGACTTCAACCATGTCGGCTTCATCACGAGCGGAACGGGTTTCACGGCCCTTGTCGTCCGTTTCGACCGTGAGGTTCGCATCCGGGTTCGAACGCTGGCCGTGCGGGTTGGGATTGGAGTCGGTCGGGGAAACGGGATGCTCCACGATCGTTTCACCCGCGACATAGTCGTCTCCCATATGCTCGGTTTCTCCCGTCACGACGCCCAGAGCCGCAGCCTGCTTGCCGGCCTCCGAGATGTTGGCGTACTCTTCGACGGGCTTTACCGGCTCACCAAGCGGGTTGGCAGGCGGCAGATCACGCACGGACGGGGCATCGGTGCCATCGCCCTGCGTCTCGGGCAATTCCTTGCCTTGCGAGCTGTCCTGCATCTTGTCTTCCTCGACGCCCGTATTCGGGTTCACGTCGGCATCCTTGCGGGGTCGTCCCATGTTCTCAACTCCTATAAGTTGGCCCGCCACACACAACGCATGGCAGGCCGGTAGGGTTTAGGTCAGATCGGCGATCACGGCATTACCCGCATCGTTTCGGCAGACCAGAGTTTCCTCCGAGTACATCGCGTCACGATCGGCAAGACCCGTGGTGGCCAGCTTGCGCTTCTGGAGCGGGTCCAGCGTTGCAATCGCCCACATTTCCGGATCCACGATCAGCACATCGCGCGCCGAACAGAAGCGATCCGGTACGAACTGAATCTCGCCCACGTCCGACACATACACGTCGGCGCCCGCAATGATCGTCAGCCGCTTGTCGCCAGTTTCACGGCGCTGGGTCGCCAGACCCGAGAACGTCGCCGCAATCTGCTTCTGACCCAGCGACATGATCGCCAGGGTAGGATCGCCACCGGCGTTCCAAGCCGATGCCACAGCGGCCTTCAGCAGCGTCTCCGTAAACGCGCGCTGCGTGCCGTTGGTGGCCGCAGTGACCGGGTAGCCGGTCGTCGTACCCGACAGCACCGGATTGACGCCACCAGCACCGCGGCTGGCATTGGTACGCATGAACGCCAGCGCGCCCGCCGACTCGCCGGCCGTACCAGCAGCCGGAGGAACAGCCGCGAAGTTGCCGGTATAACGCGCCTCACGGTCGCGCTTCCATTCCTTGCCCGCCTTGGCAAGCTGATAGGAATGCTCGTTCGAACGGCCCGCAGCCTTCACCGCCTGCTGCGTGGTCGAGGTGCCGACGACCTTGGTGAAAATCTGGGTGTAGTTGCCCAGACGGGTCGTTGCGGGGCGATTCTCGTTGCTGAGGTCGTCGCCCTGAATGGCCTTGTTGTTCGCATTGGCCGAAACCAGCGCGTCAGTCTGCCACTCATGATACACCGCCGAAGCCGTCTCACGACCGATGGCGGTCACGAACGGAGTTTCGGTCGGGCTGATGTTGCTGATGATGTCCGAAAGGTCCTCGCGGTTGCCCACGCGGGTAACGGTCTGAATGGTATTCGATGGAACTGCCATGTTCGTTGGTCCTGAAAAGAAGGGCTAACCAAGGCGCCCGATAGCCAGCGCGGCGTCCTTAACATCGCCACTCGCTGCCAATCGTTGCCGTGCTTCGCGGTATCCCGTCTTTTCGCCGCTGCTAGGCTGGGCGGCGTTGGGCCGGGTCGTCCGCGCTTTCTTGCCATCTCGAACGCGCTGCATGTTGCGGGCAAGGGCTGCGTCATACTTCGCCGCCTTTTCCTGCCAATCCGACACCTGACGAAGCGCTTTCAGTTCGCTGGCCGTCGCATGTCCGATCTGGTTCATGTCCAGACCTAACTGCTTGCCGGCCTCGATCGCCTTGCTGAAGAACTGTTCCCGCGTGGCCTCGTTCTGGACCTCGGGGATGCTCAATAGCTCACGATCTCGCTGTGCGACCTCTGCTTCACTCATCGCGGTATCGGCGTCAGTGCCTAACGACGTTGCCTGCTGCATAAGCTCGTCATGCTGGGCCTTGGCATGGTCGTACTGCGCCTTCTGGGCAATATAAGCGCCAGGATCGCTGTATGCCAAAGCCGGATCAGGAGCCTGCGGAGCATAGGCTTCCGCAACCACCTTGATCTGCTCGGCAAAGCGCGCCTGCGCTACTGCGTCGGCACGGGCTGCTGCGGCTTCCGCCGTTCGCTGGGCCTCTGCTGCCTTCGTGGTCGCCGTCTGGACCTGGGAAGCCCTGCGGCCCTCCAGTTCGGCTACGTATCGCTGCGCCTCTTTGGGAAGTGCGGCAAACTTCGCCTTCTCTTCGGCAGTCAGGCTGACAGGGGCTTCGATGGTCCTTTGGGATTCGTCGCTCTCGTCATCCTCATCTTCGCCGACATCGAGGTCTTCCCCGTCGTCGCTCTGATCCTCGTCCGCTTCGGCATCGTCACCGTCTCCGGCGTCCTGCCCCCGCGCTTCTACCCGGCGGATGTTGTCATCGTCGCCTAGGTTCAAATCACCAATTGCTGCGGCTGCACTGTCCATGTCATCGATGGGTGCGTTGCCGGCTTCTACGTCGAGATGGGCCATTAACTGCTCCTATGCCGCAATTGGTATATTATGCGGTGATGTGCTTGACGGCCCACATGACCGCTTCTTCAATCTTGGTCTTGGCGATGGAAAGCTCGCGGCTGCTGCCGATGCCGTCCACCATTTCCCAGATTGCAAGCCCGTCGTCCTTGATCTTCTGCATCTGAGCCTTTTCGGCATCAGTCAGAACTCGGTATCCGTGGCGCATCACGTTATTAACGGTGCGCTCGTCGGACTTACTATCAACGTGAGCCATGCTGAACTCCCATACGCCCAATTACCGGATATTGGCAATCTTCTGCGTATGGCGGGTATCATTACCATAAATTTTGCCAGTTTCAATAACAGTCTGGAATTTACGCTCAATCTCGCGTGCGATCTTGTCCGCCATCGCGAGCGCCTTCAGACTATCCGTGTCACCGGGCTTCACATCACCCACTTTCTCGAAATAGTCGCGGCGCAATGCGGTGAACATATCGCGCAGGCCGTCTTCTTCCAGATAGAATGCTTCATACCGCTGCCCCCGCGCAACCTTGTCCGTGCCATTGGCGATGCGCTGCTCCGCCACCAGCGCGATGTTGAAGCGGTGGGCGAGGTAGGTGACGAGCCATGTTGCCAGCTTACGAAGCATCCAACTCCTCCGCGCTTGTGTTGAGCGCTGCGTCAACCATCATGCGCAATGTTTCCAGCTCGCGCCGCGTCATCCGCGTTTCGGTTTCGTCACACTCAAAAATGAAGGTGGCGGTATCGTTGAAGTACAGCGAAAAACCACCAAAGTCAGTATTTACAATCATGCGTCCAATGCTCCACCTTCACGGTTCTGCCCGATGTTATCGCCCTGCGCCTGGTTACGGTCCGCAGCATACCGCTTGACCTCAGCCTCCCGGTCGATGCGGTAAATCGCGATGTCAGCCTCCGCAGACGCCTTATCGCGTGCCAGTGTGGCCTCCAGCGCCGCTTTCTCCCGCTGCTGCTCCATCTCAAGCGCATGGCGCTCCCGCTGCGCCTGGATGTCGGCAGCATCCTTCTGCTGCTGCAACGTCAACGTGGCTTCTGCCTTCTCACGATCAAGCTGCATCTGGGCCTGCGCCTTCTGCTGCTCGAATTCCATCTTGGCCTGTTCGCGCTGTTGCTCAGCCTGTGCCGCCATGGCCTCGGGATCGGGCTGTTCTTGCTCCTGTACAGGCTGGCCCGTCGCGGGATCGATCTCAGGCGGTGCGTCGGGATCTTTCCAGAAATCATCACCCTGGCCGATACCAAGGTCGCGGACCAAGCCGTCAACAGCGTGGAACAGATGCTTAGGCGTAACCTGCTTATTCTGGAAGCCGTCAGCCAAGATGGGTGCAAGCATCATGCGCGCTTGAATGCGCTTGTCCTTGCTGCCGGTGCCCAGACCAACTCGCAGGTTCATGTTGACTTCTTCCGGCCACGTAGCCGGATCAACCATCATATATTTGCCATCGACCTTGATCTTAAACGGGTCGCATTCCGCGCGCATCATTCGGTACTTCTTGGCGAACAACCGCGAAAGGGCCTCGCCAAGGTTGCGGGCAATAAACTCTTCCTGCTGCTGCCCCTGCGCCTGCATCATGGCTGTGCCGGTCGCCGTCTTGTTGAGCGCGTCAGCGTCTAGGCCTTGGTTCAGGCGGGTGATGCCGGTGCGGCTCTCGCGTTCGCCAGTAAACCACTCAGCAACGGTCAGCGACTTGCCGACATCGAAGCCCGTAACGAACGGCTGTACCGCGGTAGGGTCATCGACACGGATAGGAGCGCCGGGAATCGGCGACAACAAGTCGTCAATGGTATTTTCGTTCGAGCCACGCGAGCTGACGATGGGTCGTGGCATGTTTCCAAAGTTGAGACCGTCGAGCAACTGACGGACCACCGTCGAACGGCCCAACTGAATGTCCAGCACCTTGTCAGCTAGTGACCAGCCGTCAATGCGGTGGGCGCGCGGGAACGGGCAAAAGATAGAGAACGGCTGGTCGTCCACCGTCTCAATTGCTGGTTCGCCGTCAGCCCAGCGTAGAATCTGGTCATCTACACGGAAGATCTTGACCCGCTCGGCAATGCCATCACCGTCGATATCAATGCGGGCGTATTCCTCCCACAGCCAGACCTTTTGCAGGGCAGACGTGCTTTCCGGATCGTTGTCGTAACGATCGTCGGCGCGACCGTCCGGCACCTTGTCATAGGTCGGCAGCGCGTAAACCTGCTCACGATCGAAACCCATATCGACCAGATCGGACCGCGTCTTGACCGGGCAATGCGCGAGATAGTCGGAGGTGTCTTCATGACGGGCACGCGGCGAATACCGAAACTCGGTAAGAGGTACAGATTCGTCCGTCGAACGCTTGCGCTTGATAACCCGCTTCAGCGTAACCGATAGCGAGCCATCCTCATTTTCGGTGGCATCTTCAATCTCAGCGTCAATCTGTTCAAGCTCGACAGGATCGACAACCTGCACGGTCTCGCGCTTCACACGCTCTTCAGTCGTAACCATGGTCTTAGCCACGCCGAGCTTTTCCAGCAGGCCGCAGTTTGTCCAGTCCAGCAGCATGCGGTAGCCATCCTGATCCCGCATGAAACTGAAGTTGACCGCAGCCGCTGCGATCTGCACCGCCTCTTCTTCGCTTTCATCGGTCGCCTCGAACTCAACCACCTTATCGCCGCTGACGAACGGGCGCAGAACCGACGTGGCCATGTAATCGACAGTTTCCTGCACGTCCGGCATGATGATCTGGCTACGACCATCAACCTCGTTGCCGAACGGCTTGGCTTCATAGAAGCGGATGGCAAGATCCACCAAGCCCGACACACGATCGTATTCCGAATTGGCTGCATCAGCTTCCCGTTGAAGCGCCGATACCAGCTCATCCATGTCGATGCCGGGTGCAGGCTCCGCGGGCATGTCCCAGCCGTTGAGAGTGGCGTCCTCTTGAGAGAAGGGGGGCATTAGCGGCCTGCCTTAAAATTGGAGATAATGCGTTCAGCCACACGCGCTTCCAGCACTGGATCGCTCTTTCCGTCAATCCAAGAATACATTCTCAAGGTCCTCTTGGCCCTCCAACTCCATAGAAATGAGAGCCCCCAATCCTTTAACAGATTGGCGGTAAGAATCGCTTTGTCCGGTTCGCCTTCAGGCCACAAAACCCGCAATGCCATCAAACAACTCCCCGGCGCAACTTGCTTAGGTCCAAAGCCCCGCTACCGGACTTCTCAGTCCGGATAGCCGCACTCTCGAAGCTCTTATACCCGTGGGAGAACTCATCGTGCAATGCGTAAGATTTGAACTGGCCCAGCTTGTCATCCCAAGCCTTTCGGTAATTATCCAGGCAAGCGATCAATCGCGCGCATCGTGTCTCGTCAATCCACACTTTAGCCAAGAACGACCGGCTAGCGTCAATACCGGCTTGCTCGGTGTCAATGCGCTTCAGCACCTCGATAGGCTTGATGCCAGCCCGCTCGGCATGCATCCGGCGCGTGTCAGCAACCTCCGTCAACGAACGCTGATCCGCGTCATGCGGCATATAATGACGGCTGTAATTGTAACCCTTACGGTTCAATACGGCAGCGTAGTGGTTGAATCCCTCGCCGCTGTTCTCGTAATAGTCGATCGCGCGCCGCTCGAACCCATGGTCCTGCCAAAACGTGATCGTCATGCTGTCGTTGAGACCCAGATCCCACGTCGTGTAGACCGGCGCTTCCATGATCGGGATGCGGCAGATGCGACCCTCCTTGCGCATCTTACGCATCTCAGTGCCGAAGTATGCCCCCTCAACGCTGGCCTCAAACGCTTCCTGAGGCGTCGAGGGATACTCGCGCTTCATGTCGTCGCCCTGTTGCTCGGCCTTCTTGATGTACCAAGCGACCTGCTCCTGGCGTAGCTGAATGCCGTGCTTGTGAGCCAGATCCTCGAAATACGCCTGCCACTCCGACGTAACCGTCACGTCCTCGTGCAGTTCGTATTCGGCGCTGGTCCACCACGGCGCGAAATGAAACTTGAAGTCGAGCGCGGTCAAAGCGGTACCAGCGTCGGCCTTCTGCTGCGCCTTCTGCGTCAGATCGTAAAAATGCCCAGCCTGCCCCTCTGCCGTGCTTTCCACAACGATCCTCTGGCCTGCCTGCACCGTGTTAAACGCACCAGAACGCACCTCACGGGCCTTCTCGGGGTATTTGGCGCACAGCTTGCCATATTCGCTCACATGCAGCCTCTGAAGGGTCCCTGAGCGCAATGACGTGCCAACGCGGATGCTGGACCCGTTGCTGAACTTCATGCTGTCCGCGGCGTCCTGTTCCGCCGACACCACGGCGCGGAATTCAACCGGCAGTTTGTCGTAAGCGAACTTAATCTTATCCGCGAAGAATGCCTTGGCGTCGTTGAGGTTATGCGCGATCACACCTGCAGCAGTATTGGGAATGAACAGACAATCATCCAGCATGTCTATCTGAATGACCGTCGTAAATCCCTTTTGCCGTGCCTTGAGCACAACATCCATGCCGTGCCGCTCATCAATGAACTTCGCCTGATCTTCGTTCATTCGAAACGGTACAGTGGCGCCATTCTTGTCCTTGATGCTGTAAAAACCATCAGCCAAACGATCGCGCTTGGTTGGCCAACGCTTGGCTGCAAGGTTTAGGACTTGTGCCCCAGCCATGAGGCAGCCTCTTCGCTAAGGTCGATGATCTGCTTAGTCTCGTTCTTTTCGCGCCAATCATTGGGGAAACGTGCCGCCATTGACCGCGACCACATCGTAGACTGAAACACCTGCGACTCTAGATTATCGCGGCCCTTCTTTTCCCACCAGACCTGCGAAAGCTGCCTCGCATATGTTAAGGCTTCTAGAAATTCCGGATGAGCTTCCGGCCAGTTGGCTTCTAGCGTTGCGCGAGCCACACCGATCTCCGTCGCCATCTCAACGACAGACGCGCCAGTGCGACCGAGTTCCACAACCCGATCGCAATAGCTGGGATCATAATCTGAGGGACGTCCTGCTGGCATTATCGGAATATAGCACAGCAAACGCTGACCGCCAACCACCAGCCCATTCCGTAAACAGCGATTACAATGCCGCCGTGAATCCACTGTTTCATTACTCAAACTCGCCCCTACGCCGCTCTACCTCATCCTGCCACTCGCCCAAGCTATCATAGCGCTCTTCGCTATCCCGCTGAGCACGCATTTCAGCCACGGCCAGTTCGGGCGAAAAAAACCAAGTGCCCGCAGCTTGTGCCAGCTTCTGCTGAAGCCTGATGCGCCTCAACCGCAATTCCCGCCTTCTTTCGTTGGTCATCGCCCATCATCCCACATATGCACCCGCACGGCCTCGATGGCGGCACGAGCTAAGTTTTTCATGTCACGATCAAAGCCATCAAAGTCGAATGGCTCATCGACCACCACACACAAGGCAGCGAGCAATTGACGTAACGATGCAGGCTCATCGTTCCCAGAACCTGTTTTTGTCTCACCAATCGCCCGAGCCACCCGCTCGACCAAAGCCTCGTCATCCAGGATCATGCTACTTTCCCTTTCGGTAGGTGGGGGTGATCTTGCCCTGAAGCCAAAGGAGCGAAGACCCCATGGCGTACATAAGCCGGGCCATTGCAGCGATGCGCCAAGTGACCAGATCCCGATGCGCCATGATGAAGCGATAGTTTGCTTCTAGTTGCTTGCGTTGCTCGCTCACCGCCCCGCCTCCTTTTCGAGGGCGCGACCGCGTTTCAGAGCCTCGCGAACCGCATCTTCGGTCGTCTCAAGCTCGTTCTCTTCCCACCGATGCAGGATAAACTGGACCTCAGCCTCATCCGCATCAACCGGCTCGGGCAGCAGGGCGAGGGCTTCACGTGCCTCACAAATCAGACGGGCTGGAACGAACACCGTATGATGCCCGATGGTAGTGCCAACACATGCGCCGATGCCAGCGAGCGTCTTACGCAGCATCTCAGCCTGTTCCGCGGTCAGGACCACCTCCGGACCCACCTCACTCGGGCTTGGCGCTGTAGACCCCGTTTCCGGGGCTTGGGCGACGTTGCGGATGCGCCAGCCAGTCATGTCCCCCCAAGTAGCGCGGCTACACCGGCCATCGTCTCGCATGTAGATATGTTCGCGGTCGGCGACGCCCGCATGAGGCCATTCAGTGTTGGGCCAATTATGAATGCCCTCAACCGGAATGATGATCCCATCCTCATGCACAGCCTCGATCGGCTCGTCCCAGCGTATCATGCCGACGTCTCCGGTGTGGGGATGACAGGTGTCGTCTTAGTGATCGCGCGACGAACGGCACTCAGAGCGTTCAGTTTGGTCCCGAGCTTTTCAGATGGCTTTGCTGACAGCGCTTCCTCCGCAAGAACCAGCGCTGCCAACATGTCAGGAGCGGCCGCGATAAGCCGGGCATTGGCAGCTAGTTCCTCTTCTGAAGTGCGATTCTTAACCGTTCGTCCTTGGTAGGAATATCCACCACTAATAAGGGTGCTGAAGCGATTGACATCCCCGGTCTCATCAAGGGCGTAGACCATTGTGCTACCGTTGTGGAACGCTAAAAACCACTCCCCAGGCGTATGCTTCTCACTCATGCCCCATTCTCCAATTCGAAACGGTCTGCTGCGAGGGCCGATTCCGCGATAATATGAGCCGTAGCGCCATAGTACCCCGTCGCAATCTCCCGCAACGCCCTCTCATATCTCTGGAGCTTCTCCTTCACCGCCAGCCGATGCTTGGCCGTGCGCTGCGTGGTTGTCTGGGCGGTCATGCTGGCACCACAGACGAAGGAGGGGTAAGCGTTGCAAATTCCAGATGCGCATCGCGGAAACGATCACGCTCACGGCAAATAGCCTGATATTCGCCGTCATTGTCCAGTACGAACGCCATAGCGAGCGCCACCGCATCCTTGGCAACTGCATGAGCGAACGCCATAGCTTCATGCTGATTACGCGGCTTGCCGCTATTCTCCGACGCCATCATAGCCTGCACCACCCAGGACTCCATCAGAGCACGGGTACGGGGATCTTTACGCAGGTTTTCAATGTACGCACGCTGCTTGTGTGTTTCGATCATCATTTCACCATCTCCTTATGCCCACAGGGCGCCAACTAGGCGCCGAAGATATGCAATACGCGTCCGGTGAGCATGCCCACCAGATCACCATTCATACCGCCAACTCCTTCTTCAAAGCGCGAGCCGACTTGCGGAACATCGAACGCATCTGGGCATCGAACCGTGCGTCGTTGGCATTGACTTCGAGGCGATAAATCTGTGCGGTGATTTCTGCTACGGTGAAAGCCATCTCGTATCTCCCTAGTTGATGCCCCCTTGTACGGGCGTTCGTAACGTTCGTCAACACCTATTTTCACCCCCGCCACAACCGAAGATAGGCGATGGCGGTGTCAGCGTCGATTTCGTACTTGGCGGCGAGTTTGGCAGGATCCGCCTTGTCGAGCTTGGCGGGGTCGGCCTTCATCATTGCGATTATGAAGTCGGTTAGGGGCATCTTCATTATTTGGTGTTTTCCAAAAATATGGCGGGGTTTTAGGCCCCGCCGTTGTAACTCAAAATGGAACGTCGTCGTCTAGGTCTGCGAACGACTGCGCTGGGGTGGCAGATCGAGCTGCCCCGCCACCAGATGCCTGACCGCCCCCTTCAGACTTTCCACCGTTCGGGCCATCAAGCATCGTCAGCACGCCGCCGAACCCCTGCAACACGATCTCCGTGCTGTACTTGTCCTGGCCACTGGTGTCCTGCCACTTCCGGGTTTGAAGCTCGCCCTCGATATAAACCTTGCTGCCCTTCTTCAGGAACCGCTCGGCAACGCCCGCTAGACCTTCGTTGAAGATCGCCACCGAATGCCACTCGGTCTTTTCCTTACGCTCGCCGGTGGTCTTATCCTTCCACGACTCTGAGGTTGCGATGCGCAGGTTGACGACCTTGCCGCCATTGCTGAAGCTGCGGCTCTCGGGATCGCGCCCCAGGTTGCCGACGATGATTACCTTGTTAACCGAACCAGCCATTTTATTTTCTCCTTCATGTGCCACTTGGCACGGTTTATGCTACGCGTGCGTGCCCGCATGTGCGGGTGCGCGCACGCGCTTTTCTTTGCTTCTTTCTTTTAAACGACGCCTTCCGACACCCTTCCGACATGCTTCCGACGCCCTTCCGACAAGTTATAAAATTACCGTCGGAAACCTTCCGACGTTATCTTATTATATAGACCGCAAAACTTCCAAACCCTTGACCTTGTGTTTCTCATCACAGATCGCTGTTTGGAGGATGCCTTCCTCCTGCCACTTGACCGCATAATCAAGCGCGGCCTGCTCCGTCAGGCCGTACTTTCCGGCCATGTATGAGGGCAGGTAACGTCCGCTCCGCTTGGACTGCGGGGCGGTAGACCAGGGCCGATTTTCAGACCACGCAATTGCGATCTGTTCAAAAATGGCCCGAACTTCAGCGATAGAAAGCTGCCGGCTGAGCGCTGCTGGAGCGTCAGATTTAAACGGGACAAGCGTTGTAATCTCGTCCCCGTCGATCTCCCAGCCCACCTTTTTGAGAGTCATCAAGACCTGCTCGCCCTGCTCGGCATCCTTCTGTTTTTCAACGTCGATCGCAACCCGGCCGTCCTCTTCCTTGGTAAGACGGATTGAGGCATCGCAGCCACCAAGAAGGACGGTGCTGCCACGCATGCCGCGGCTGCTGTCTTTGCCGCTGTGATGGATGCCAAGCACAGCGCCACCGGTGAAGCTTTGGACCGCGTTGCAGGCGTTGACGAAAAGGGTCATTGCCTCTTGACCGTTTTCATCCTGTCCTGCGAGCGAGCGGCTAACCGTATCGATGATAACCAAGCCGACCGGGAAGCTCATGCGCTGGATAGCCAGATCGACGGTACGTAACAGCTTGCGTCGGTCATCGGCATCCAGCAACTGAACAGGCACAGGAAGCGCTAGGAAGGGTGCCTCAACGCCTTCAAGCGCATGCTCGCGCCTCCAACCCTTAATGCGCTTACCGATGCCCCTGGCGCCTTCTCCGGCGATATAGATGACACCGGCTTGATTGGTCTTTACCCCGTGCCAGTCCATGCCGTGCGCGACGCGCAAAGCCATATCTAAGGCGATGAAAGTTTTACCCCCACCCGGCGCCCCGTAGATAATGCTAAGACCATGGTCAGCAATCAGCTCGTGAATCAACCATGTCGGAGGCGGCAGCGCTTCAAGCTGGTCCATGTCGAGCAGCTCGAACGTGCCTTCCGATGACTGCTGTTGCGGATCGTCATGCTCATCCTCATCGGTCGGTTGGGCGATACCGAATTTAACCCGGGCGCCACGTATGTACTCGCGGAAGCTTTCTACAGTATCCGCAACCGTGTACCCGGGAAGCGTAAACGACGCCGCCATGGCCAGAATCTCAACGTCAGTTCGCCCTTGCCGCGCAAGTCGAGCCACGAGGTTGCGACAATTGTTGTGCCAATTTTGACCGGCTAGGATAGCCCGCATCAGTCGGGCTGTCTTGCCCTCTCCGAAGTCCCGAGGATCCGCGCCCTTAGCGCCGCGATCGGCTACCGGAACGACAGGGAATGCCGACATGAGCATTTGCGTATCGACGGGAGGACGTGGCTTGTCCCACCGTTGGCGAACGTCAGTCAGTTCGACACGATACCCCCGGCTTAGCTTTGCCTGGGTAGGATAATTGACAGTTCCGCCAAGGCGCATAATCCGGGGCGGATCAATAACCATGTCGCCGTCCAGAGCCGTAGCGATAACGCGCTGCCGATTCTTCCATGCCTCAAGGTCGGCTTCGGGTTCGACCAACTGCCAATATAGGTGAGGGCGGTTATTCGGCACCGTTCCGGTCATCACGACCAGATGCGGCGGCGCATCCTTCATTCGCTCGTTTAGCTTGTCGGTAGCCTCAGCGCGATCGATGTCCGCGAAATGCCAAAACGCAATCTCGATATCGGATGATACGCCAGCCCGGGTCGGGATTTCTGGGCCTTTGCGCGGATTGACCCCGACATAAACGTTACGTCCATGACGGTTTTCCCCGCAGGCAAATGCCGCCGCCGCTTCACGGCCCTGCTCGGAAACCGGGAAATAGCGGTGATGGGTCAAATCCTCAGGCGGACCATAGCGCAGCTCGATTAGACCCTGCGGGTAGATGTCCTCAACTGGACAGAACAGCCTATCCAGATGCGCCCTGACTTCGGATAGCTCGGGGGCTATCATAGGGGCCACGCTCATGCTTCTTCCTCATGCCAACGGGTGTGGCAATCGCGGCAAAGCCCAACCAACTGAAACAGGAACTCCCGGCCGATATGCCGGTAAGTCAGGTGGTGAACATCGTCGGCGTTGCGCTGACGGCAACCTTCGCACACTCCGTCACAGCGATCCATAACCGCGTCACGGCGGGTTTTCCATTCCGGGCTGTTGAGATAGTCCGCATATTCCGCACGAGCGGCCGGCTGCGTACGGTTCGCGGCCCGGGCTGCAATCTCGTCTAGGCCATCACGTCGATGATTGACGTATTTGTTGATTAACTTTTCGCGCTTTGCGTTATCGATCAGCGTAACTGTCGTGCTCTCAACCGTGCGATACGGGAGGTGCTGAGTGGTTGCGATGCCGCATGTCCTGCAATACCGCTTAAACACTTCGACGCCGATCGCGTTGACCGTCTTTCCGGTGAATTGCTGCGGATGATGGCACGCTTCTGACGACCACGCCGCGAAGTCAGCTTGCAAATCTGCGTCTTCAATGAGGCGCACGGAGGAACCATCCTCGGCCTTGCCCCATTTAGGAATTTCGGAAGTGTCCACGTAGTGCTGTGGAACGGCATTGCCTTGCAATGCGCCGGAGTTGGCGTTATTCGTCATTCGTTGCCTCCCAAAAGGCGATGATAAAAGCCCTGCACGCGGTTAGCGCCGCGGCAGGGCTTAATCGTATCAGGGTTTATAGGGGGTGTCTAGCGCACACCCGGCACCGGCGCCCCAACCGACCGCAGCCAGTTGCAGCAGACCTCAGTGGTCCGAAAGATGCCGCACGGATATCCCATAGCGACCAGCCGGTTGAGACATTCAATCTGCGCCGGTGAGGGATCGCCCTTGCCGTCCTTCCACTCGGGGAAAGCGACACCCGGTATCCAGGCGTCGTACACATCGCCCTCCCACAGACAGCCAGTGTCAGGAAACCCGGTATAAAGCCCCTCAGCCTTAACCTTCGTGCGACCGGCATTGCTGGCGATATGCGTACCGTTGGGGACGGCAAACACCAGCACCTTGCCAGCGCACATCCGCATATGAGCTACCCACGCCTTTTGCCGCGCGTATTCGCTTGCCTTGCCTTTGTCCTTCGGCTCGACAAACACGCGCGGGTCTAGGTCGGGGTATAGCGCGCCGTCTAGGGCGTCGATTTCGGTGAAGTCGATCACCTGATAAAACCCTCGTAAGGGGACATGTCACCATTTGATGGGCGGGCGTTAGATCTTAAACGCCCGAACTTTTGCGAGCATCGCGAACACCTAACTAGCTCGTCCTTTGGCTCCATAGCTACAAAATCATAGGTGTTTGCCCAAGTTGCTTTCTTCTCACTGAAAAACACGTGTTTGTTACACCTGTCGCAGGACATGTCATCGCTCACAAAGACCTCCTAAGCCGCTCTTTCAGCAATGCCGAATTAGCCTCTCCCACCGACACCCCAGCATGCGACGCAGCCAATTCTTGCGCCGTCAGCCGTTCAAGCGCCGCATCCGTGCAACCCGCGATGAGCATGTTGAAGGCGAGTTTCCCCGCCTTCTTTGTCATGGGTTTGCTGCCGTAGGAGCGAGTCATACGATTTTCTTCCGCGTCAGAAAATCCTCTGGCATAGAAAGCCGGCGCCGCTTGGCGATGGTGGCTACCTTGACACGCCATTGCCAAGGAATACCGCGCACCTTCCAGTTTCTGATGCTGGACGGTTTGTTTCCCAATAGGATAGACAACCTTCCGACACCGATTGCCTCTATGATCGCGGCATCAGTCATGCGCCTGTTCCCAATGTCGGTTGACGCGCTCGGCAGTCAGATCGCTGACCATGTCCGCGAAAATCACGAACGTATTTCGGCCATCGCTATGCGGCGAGTAGAAAGCGGCATAACGCCTAGCCTCGCTTTCAATGAAAGCCGTTGCCTTAAGCAGCGCATCTACCGCTGCGGTTTCACCATGACGTTGCAAAGCTCCTCGATCACCGGGCGGGCAGTGATCTAGGAACAGGGTGCGCGCTTCATCAGCGATCATACCTCATCCTCCACCACCACGCCGTCCGCGTCGTGCATATCGCCACCCTCATCATCGGGGATGCTCAGCGCATCAAGCTTGGTAGCATAGGCCATCATAACCTGAGTGTGCAGTTCGGGCTTACCGGTTGCGAGTTTGCCCATTGCCTTCTCAGCCCCCTTTTGCAGCGCGTCGAGGGCTTCAAGCGTATCCACCCCTTCAACCGCGGCAATGTGCTCAGCGGCCCATTCCTCGGCGGTCTGACGCGTCTTCTGAGGGGCAGGCTGCTCAAGGGGCAGGACCTCGTACGCCGCCTTAGCACCCTTAGCCACTTGGACAGGCGCCGCCATCTTGCGTTCGATATGGCTCAGATGGCTAACACGAATCCCACCAACAGCGAGGCCACCGAACTTGACGCGCTCATCACGATAGAGGCGCATCGATCGGCCGATGAAAGCCTTGCCATCGTCGCCCCAGCAGAACAGCAGAACGCGGCGCACCGTCTTGCACGGCTTGAACGGCTTTCCCTCGTCGCCGTTGAACCAGATATCGATAGGCTGATCCTTGTTGCCGGTGCCGCTGACATCGCGAATGGTGATGACGCGAGGGCCGGCCTGAAGATCGTCAGCCGTCAGCTGTTCGGACTTCGGCGATACGGTTTCTGAAAGACTGGTCATATTACGATTTCCATTTCTTTGGTGCGTTCGGTCGGAACGAGGTCGAGAATAGCGGCGTCATAGATCGCGCGCTTGTCAGCCAGCTTGGCTTCGAATGCGGTTGCGGCTGCAACGATAGCGTCCTGGATGGCCTCATCGGCGTGCACACGGATGACAGCCATCGGGAGGCCGCCGCTGTAGGATACCAGATCGCACCACTGACGCTCCGCCACCAGCATGCCGGTTTGGCACTGGATCAGGTAATCAGCGACTGGTTCATTCGTCGTGACGTTCTCGACAATGGTCTGGATCTGGAACCGCTGACGACGCGACTTGCATTCGATCAGCCCATCATCGCCGACCAGATCGTCCGGCGAATAGCCGATCGTGAAGCCCCATTTGTCGTTAGTAATGAATCCTGCCGTTTGCGTGTTAGCGTAGTACTGACGATAAAGATCACGCGCTATGATCTCGTCCATCTGACCACGCAGCATGTCGTCGGACACGTATTGCGGCTCGACATATCCCGTGATGCGCTGTGCTAGCAATTCCCACAAGTGGGCGCGGGTCTTGTCGTTATCCGCCACCTTGAGAGTCGGTGTAACGATCAGCTTCATTTCGGACGCAGTGAGCAAGCCGCAGCGGGCTTGCAACCACTCGTCCGTCCCCTGTATAAGGTCGTTGTGATAGGTGATCGCCATGATGTCTCCTTCTCATTGGCAGTCACCTATCTAGCCCGGTTTGGGACGCGCGTCAACACATAGCGGGACACAACAAGCACAAAAAAGGCCCCAGTAACCACCCGGAGCCTAAGCGATGTGTGGGGGAGTTAACGGATGCAGTTTACGCGACTGCCTCGGCCAACGTAATCTGGATATTCGTCGCGATATTGTAGGTGTCGCTTAACGCCTTGCGCCGACCGGCCTACACGCAGACCGATAATGTCATACGCCAATCCACTTTCCCGCAGGCTACGGGCGGCGTTCGTCTCCTGTGGTGTCCAATCGCGCTTCATGCCGCCATCCTCTCAAGCTTGTCGGCATAGGCGCGGACGCCCGACCATTCGTCGGGTGTGCCGGCGAATAGGCGAAGGCGGTAGCGGTGGTGGTTCTGCGCGAGGCTAGTGCTGTCACAGCTCACGAATGGATAGTCGCCGCCTACCAGCACGCCACGCAGCATATGCAGCGGGTGCCAGCGGTTTCCCATTAGAGTCGCGACCTCATCCATACGTCGGCGGTAGGCATCGCAGCCGACCGGCTCGCGCTTCGGGTCTCCAATCCAGCCGAGGCAGACGCGATCGTAGCGGTCGCACAAACGGCCAAGGCGATCCAAGGGGCCGTCCATATGCCATACCGGAGCGCCGCGGCTCTTTCCGAATGGCCACTCTCCAAGTAGCGCGTCGTTGAGCTGTGAAGCTGCGCCAGGGCGATCCGGAACAACAGCCCACCGACCAGGAATATAGAGGCGATCTTCCAGCCAAGCATAATATGGGTTCCAATCGCGTTCGGGAACATCTGAGGGCTCGAGGCCGGCGCGGATGGCCTGCATCCAAAAGCTAAAGGCGCCATTGTCATACATAATAAACGGCGACATTGCCTCTACCGCCTCGACGCTATCAGGTCGAAAGTAGCTAACACAAAACGCTCGCCCGGCTACCGCCTCAAGAGCAGGAGCGGGCGTTAACGGCGTTCCATGGTAGACTAGCGCCATTACCGCTCCCATCGCGCGTAGATGCGCTCTAACGGGCGTGACACATCGACAGCAACGCAGGCTGTGTCGTCAAACTGCACCGCTACCCAAGCCGCAATGTCTTCGCCCCATGCGAGCGTGTTGGGCAACTCGGTGTGGTCGATCCGCGAAAGAATGCTGTTCAGCCGATATTGCCTGCTAACCGCATCGGCACCGCGGCGGAACCAAGCCGTTATCTCCCATGTGTGACCGTGGAGCGTTCCCGTTCCAGTATCGCGGTGAGCTGCGCTGACGATGCCGCCGACGCCAGTTAAAATGCGGCTCATATCTTCACCCCCCGAAACACCCGATCCAGTACCTCGTCACCAGCCCCAGCCACAACCAGCAACGCCGCCATCAACCGCGGATTCTTCGTCTCACCGGCCACAGCCTTCAGGCAATCCCGCACCACGCGCGCATTCCTGACACGCTGCGATGCAAGATATGCTGATACGGCTTCGTCGGGGTATTTGGTGGTGATCATTGCGGCGCCTCGGGGAGAGGCATCCAGTGGGTTGGGTCCCATGGTGTCCATTCCCCCTCGTGGCACCAGTGTTCAATATAGCCTGCGCCTGGGCGCATCCACCTAGCAACGCCAACGATTGCCCCGCCCGCACTTATCTGAGATTCGTCAAATCCAGGCCAAAAGCAAAGAATAGTACGACCATCCCGCGGCGCCGTCTCAATAGGTTGCCACTGCGTCATTTCTGCCTCCGAGGTTTAGCCAGCCGGTAAATAGGCAACCCGCCCCTTACCGGCTCGCTGATGGTATGGAAATTGTACCCGATGTTGCCGTTGTAGATGCGGGCGCTTGGGTCCTGCACCTTGGCTAGGGAAAGGATCATGCAGTTTCTCCTTGCTGACGCAATTTCTGCCGCGCTCTTTGGCCTCTTTTGCCGGTTGCGTTGACAGCGCGCCACTCCAATAGACGCTGTTTGTCAGCTTCTCTCTGTGGGTCTGGTGTACCGCGATGCTCAATCGCGCATGTTGCATGCTGGGTACGCCAACCGTTGCGGAAGCGTTCGAAATGGCCATCGCCTACCTCAACACGCTTGTTGCACCTGTAGCAGATGCCGGGGTACTGGTTTCTCACGCCGCCACCCCATGCCGCGCTTTCCACGCCGCCATAGGAACGCCCATATACTGGCCGGAACGGATCTGCGCCGCCAACAGCTTCTCACAACCGCGCTCGGCTTCGTAACGGTTGATTTCGGTAGAATAGCTGTCGCCGGTGAAGCGATCTTTCTGCGGGATTGGCTTGCGAACGCCCGAAGAGATGAGCTGCGAAATACGCTGGTGTAGCTTGTGGATGCTGAGTTCGTATCCTTCTTGGCGCAGCTCGTACAACGCAGCTTCTGCGCTGTTTTCCATGACGTATTCGTCGATGATGTCGATGGTAGGGAGCATGTCAAAGATCCTGATCTGGTTTGCGGCCTGCATGGAAGCCGTCATCGTCTTCCCAGCCTTCAACAGTGTTGATGTAGAGAAATACTATGCCAGCGATGAGGGCGAGGGCTGCGATTATGAATACAATCATGGCATTCTCTCCTGTTTATGTTTTGGTTTAGGCTCCGGTGGCTTTGGCGATGGCGGTGCGGGCAATCCTGGCCTCTTCGCCAATGGCGGACGTCTTTGATGGATACGGCCCCGACCAGCCAAAGCAATCAGGGCAGTTATCATTCAGCCATTGCATTATTTCCGCAGATCGTTCCAAGGCCGAAAGCAAATCCGGTGCAGCGGCTATGAGCCGCGCGTTGGCTTCGGCATTGCCGCCGGGAATAATGCCTTCCAACCCAACAATTTCGCCAGCTTCGCTTTCAATATTGTATCCGGCGATATATTCGATGCCATCACCTCGGTAGCAATCGTCAAACCGCATATCATTAACGACTTTCCAAGGGGCAGGTGTGTAGGTCATGCGTCCTCTCCCAGCTCAGGAACCTGCACGCCGCGAACCATGGCCAACATCCGCAGCGAATTACGGTGGATGGATGGAACGCCATCGTTGGTCCAGTTGTGCACTGCTTGGCGCCTGATGTTAAAATGAGACATGATGGCCGATCGGCCGATCCTGTCGATGGCGGGGGCGTGAGGATGTTTGCTCATGACACCCGTCTATCTTTTTGCAGCAATGTCGTCAAGTGGGGTTGACGCATTGATTTTACGCTGCAATAAAGCTTCCAACAAGGAGAAACCCAAATGCCCCACCTCATGACCCGCAGCGACATTGACGAGCTGATCGCCGACCACGCCCGCAACATGGCAGCGCTGCGCGCGACCGGTGCGTTTGCCAAGTACGGCAGCGCTCTGCGTGGCACCGGTGATGTGCAGCGTGGCGAGGCGGATGCGTTTCGTGCGGCGCCTTACGCCGGGTGGCCGCTGTAATGCTGCTGGAGGTCCCCACCAACGCCGACATCATGCGCTCCGTCCATGATGCACAGGCGCGGCTCGGGCTGGAGCCTGAGTACGCTTTCGCCCACCATTCGACCACATTCGATGTGGAGTACCGCGCTGCACGTCGCGCGCTTGATGCAATCCGACAGGAGCTAATCTGATGGAACCCCGTATTTTCAAAACCACAAAGCGCGCCAGCTTCGGCGTCACTCGCTCTGGCTACGATGCCGATCAGCCCGCTAACCTGTCGCAGTGGCAGAAGGAAACGATGGGCGAACTGATCCCGTTGGAGGGAAAGCCGGACTATATCGTAAGCCTGAAGGAGTTTCTGGCGGTTGCGGTACTGGTGGCGGCTGTCGTCGCCCTTGTGGTGTCGCTGTGATGACCGCCGCAAGCAACGAGGTGGTGGCGGTGATCCAGGCGGATGTCGACGCAGCAAACGAATGGGCTTTCATTGAAGGTCGTTGGTCAGAATACGAAGGCGATTTTGCCGCTGATCTAGCCGCCGACTTCGCTCGCCACCGCATCGCCCACTCCGAACCCCGCCCGGTTGCGGAGGATATGGAAGTGGCTGCGCAACTCTCGTGCGAGGCGTTCTATGGCAATGATTGGCAGTGGGGCATGCTTAACGATGCCTTTCGGCAGAAATGGCGCGATGTTGTTAGTGCCGCTGCCCTCGCCACCCATAGCCCCGCACCGATGGCCGTACCGGATGATCTGCGTCAGGCCGCTTACTGCGCTTCGGATGGCCCATGGGAAGTCGATAGCGAGTGGAACGCCGATGGCGCTTATGGCGGCGGCCCGGACCACGGGACCGGCTATGACGATTACCTTATCCTCGACGCGCAGGGGCGGACGCTGTTCGGGAGCGAGAACAGCACCGCGAAGATGATCGAGGAGGAACACGACGAGGACGGCGGAACGGCTTGGGATCAGGTCGGCAAGCGCAACGCCACGTTCATTGTTGCCGCGGTCAATTACGTGCGGACTCTGCTCGCCCACCCTTCGACGCAGGAGGGCTGAGAGATGGGCTACTTGGCCTCGCGGTCCAGCTTTTCCTGCACAGCCTCGCGGATGAAGGTCGCCAGCTTCTGCGGCCCGACCAGCGCTTCAATTTGCGCAATGATGTCGAGCGATAGCCGAACAGTTGTTGGTCGCACGCCAAGCGGAGGTCGTCCCATCCGACGCCCGTTATCCGCAACCGCTTTGTATGTCGATACCATAGAATATCCGCAACCGCTTATTGACGGCGTAAGCGCCACCGCTTATATAAGCGGCATCGGTTATGGAGGCAAGGCATGGTGATCTGGGAGATGCATTCATTCTGGGGCGAGGACGGCGACGATAACGTTGTTCTCTGCGCGACCAAAGCGGAGGCCATGGAGGCTGCTCGTGTGGAGGCAGGCCATGATCTGCGCCATGCCGCGACGATCGGCTTTTCCTACACCATCAAGCCAATCAAAACCGCTGACACATCGCGGGCGGCGATCTGCCGGCTGGTCAACTCCTACGTGGGGGCGCTGGTATGATCCGGATAGATCCAGCCGTTAAAGTGGCTGTTCAGCGCGGCGTAATTGTTGCGGCCATTTGTGCGATTCTCATGTTGTTGGGGGTGGTGCGATGACCGATGCGGAAAGGGTTGGCTACCTTACGGATGCTCTGAACGACATTATATCGTTAGAGCGTAAGATGCACATGAAGGGTGAGCTTAAGCCAGGCAAATTGCTGCCCATCGAGATTGTGAATATGTCGGTAGGTGCTGCCCGCGATGCACTTGAGCGGGTAGGCGCGAGGGTGCGTAAGACTGGAAACGTAGCATGACCGCTAACACAACCACTGTGCTGCCCGATGCGCGGGCGCTGATCGACCGGCTGACGGGCAACATCGAAACGCAGCGCGTGTTGATCGATCAGGCAGCAATTGGCTCCCTTGAACGCGAAGCCGCGCGCCTTGCCTACGCCGTTATGAAGGACGCGCGATCTGCGTTGCTGACCCCGCCCGCGAGCGATGCCGCTGTTCCGGCGGGGGCTGCGCTTGAATCAAAGGCAGAATAGTGTATAACGAGGGTGTCGGAGGCTTGGTGGTACTCGCCTCAACGACACCCTCTAACGGCATGGGAGTGCCGCTGTGTCCGATGATGTAACGAATAGACGCGTTTGGAGCAATGCCGAGAAGCAGCGCGCTTATCGGATTGTGCAAGCTGCGCATAGGGCAGGCACGATAACTCGCCCCTCCAATTGCACACGATGCGGCGAATTAGATCGCAAGGTGCTTACCGGCGTCCACAGCATCCAAGGCCATCACCATCGCGGCTACGACCGAGCGCTTGATCTGGAATGGCTGTGTCCAAAATGCCATGCATCAGAAACCGCTATCGACGGCCGGCTAGGCGCCTCGGTGTTTGGTGAGCGCAATGGTGCGGCGCGCCTGACTCAAAGCCAGGTGGACGAAATCCGAAATTCACCGAACGGCTGTAGGATTCTTGGACGGCGCTATGGCGTCGACAAGAAGACCATCCAGCGCATTCGCAATGGCCTTCGCTGGCCTGAAGACAGGAGAGAAGATCATGCAAACTGAAAATGACGCAGCCCCCAAGGTCGCGAGCGACACCGGGGCGGGGTTGCGGGAGGCCGCGCAAGCGCTTGTTGATCGCTTCCCGTCCGAATGGCCGGACTATTCGCCGTGCTACGACGAGGTGACGGCCCTCCGCGAAGCCCTAGCCACCGCCACCGATGCGACGGACGGGGCGACGGGCGGCGGGGAGGTGATCATCAAGCCGCTTCACTGGCATGAACCATCGCCATCGGTATCCTACCCGAATTGGACGGCGCGCAACTTCCACACGCAATTCGAGGCGCGCATCGACACGTCAAAGGCGCTGAAGTGGGGCAAGTTCCCGCTTTCGTTCAACGGCAACATGGTGGACGTCAAGTTCGACACGATTGAGCAAGCCAAGGCATACGCGCAGGCTGAATACGAAACACGGATGCGGCAATTGCTCAGCGATGTTCTCACCACCACCCCCGGCGGGGACTTGCTGGAACAGGCGGCGATACCGTTCGCCGAAGCGCTCGAAGAATGGGGAGAAGAGTCTAAAATCAGCGATGATCGTGACTTGTGGGAGCATCCGCTGGCGCTGTTGATCACGGTGGGCGATGTGCGCCGCTTGGCTCGGGCTCTGTCTGCCCTCAAGCCCGCTGGCGACGGGGGTGAGGCATGAGCGATACGCCCTCAATCCTGCGCAATCTAGCAACCCGAGTATCGCGCGGACGGCTTGATGATGGCCCAAAGGTCAGCTTTGAGGAATATAATGGCCGAGGCTCTTGGGTTGAAGCGACTGAAGGCGAGAGAAAGGGCGAACGCGATGCATTGGCTAAAGCCCTACGCGCGATTGCTTCACAGGTGCGCCCATGACCACCGACGTTGCAGCGATCTGCGCGGGGCTGACGAAGGCGCGCAAGGCCAATTGGCTGACCGAGGCGTGGGATGCGTTCTGCGACTGCGATGAGCTACCATCCGGCATAGATTACCAAGCCTATATTGATTGGCTGGATGATACGCCGCTTGTCACGCTTCGGAGCGTTGAGCCAGATGATTTAGAAGACGCATTCGCGGAAGAGCGGGGCATTCATGCAGACGGGTCGGTGTATTGCCTCACTGATCTCGGAAAACAGGTCCGCGCCGCCCTCCAGCAGAACGACGAAGGGGCATCCACCCCACCCACCACCAACAAGGATGAGGCGCGATGAAGATTGCACTGTATATCGAAGACGGCCTTGAGCAGATCGTTTTGACCCCTGAGAGCGATACCGAGAAAGGCATCCTCGGAAAGGTCCACGACGGCAGCAGGGACATGGAGTTGAAGCGCGGCAGCTTCTACGCCTGTAGGGGCGGCTGGATGCGGCACGCTGCGATGTCGTTCACCAGTGCTGTCTATTCCGATCCTGAGCCTCAGGACGACGAGAGTACGATGATCGTCCTTCGTCCGGCATCCTCCCCCGCAAAGGACACTGACGATGGCAAGTGAGGCTGAACTGCTGGCGCCCGTAGATCAATGGCTCGACATAGACACTGCGGATGGCAGCGATTGCATTGTCGGTGATGGCATTGGCTGGACGGCGGTCGCTTATCGCTGGAGCGGTGTCTGGTATCTCGGACACAGCACCGATAAGCACCTGACCGACTTGGAGTTCATGCCGACCCATTGGCTGCCAAGCGATATCCCGACCAATCCGTTCCGTGCGTCGTTCCCTGATGGCAGGCCGACCATGTGGGAGCGTGCTACTGCCGCCCGAGCCGCCACCATGGGAGGCAGCGATGATTGAGGTGAGGCAGGAAGATAGGGATCGGGCGGCTGATCTGATGGAGGATCAGAAACCGCTTTGGCATCCGTACATTCAAGAAATCAGGGACGGCAAAAACGACAGTAACGCTGTAGTGGTGGCCTTCGCCGCCCACCGCCAGCAAGCCGAGGATGCGATGCGGGAGCGGTGTGCGGTAATTGCGAACAAAAGCGCGTCCATATGCCCTCCGGGACAATCTCGCATTGCTGCTAGGATTGCCACCGCCATCCGCGGCATCGACGCCGGTGGGGAGGGGTGATGCGAACGCTGGGAAAAGTCTCACTAGCAGAATTGGGTACGATGGAACGTCGCGGCATAGGGCCGAAAGAGGCTGTGGACGCTATCTTGCAAGAGGCCCAAAAGCGCTACCCCAAGGCTGGCACGATCATTATCAACAAGGCGTCATCCCATGACGGCTTCGACATCATTGACGTGGAGGAATAGCATGACCCCAACCGACCAAGAGGTAGAGGCTGTGGCGCGGGCAATCTACGACGACTGCCACGGCTGGTTTGACGAACGCCTTGCTATCGGACCAGATGATATGGAAGACACCGCCCGCGCCGCCATCGCAGCGCTTGATCAGGTGAGGGGGAAGTGATGGAAGATCCGTGGAAGGTCGCGGTCATGGAAGACGGTTGGTCAGAATGGATCCACCCCCTCCCTGGCTATTTAATGAGATGCTGCGACTGTGGCTTAATTCATGAAATGCAAGTGGCGATCGGAAAAGACAATGGCGACAGCTCCCGCCTCAACGAGGGTGAGCGCCGGAATGGTCGGGTGGTGATATTCAGAATGCGCAGACATGAGGTTGACAGCGGCAAAGAGGAGCAATAGAAGGATCACTCTAACACGGCGGGGTTTTCTTTAAGCCGCCCCATCCGCAGGATACTCAAACGTATCTGCCACACCCTCAACCCAGTCCAGCCAAGAATAAGCTGTCGTCTGGCGCGTAAATGGCGGGCTGACACGCTTGGACTTGCCGTCCACCGTCTCAACCCGCACAGACCACGCCGAACCGTCTGGCGCATCCATGGAGACATAAGCCCGACCGCCTGCCGGGATTTCCGGCGGTAGCTTGCCCAGCAGGCGGTCCAGTTTGCTCACTTGAGGCCCAGGACCTTGAGCAGCAGCGAGCCAATCGTCTCGGCCTTCTTGCTGACGGTCGAGTTGAACACGTCCTGCACGAATGCGCGACCGATGTCCTCGACCTCCTTCAGGCCCTTAGTGATACCGCCGGCGTTCAGCGCATCGACCAGCAGCGGCAGCGTGTTGACGACCACTGCTTCAAACTTCTCAGGGCCGCTAAGCGTGCTGCTGGTAAGCGCCTTGATGTCCGCAGCTACCGCAGCGCCGACTTCGGTGTTCTTGAGGGCCGCAATGGCCTTCTGCGCGTCCGTCATTTCGATGACGGCGGTGATGTTTTTCTTGCTGAAGATGCCGGCGATTTTCTTGAAGATGCTCATGCTCGTTACTCCTTTGGTGTCGTGACGTTGATGTCACCGCTATCGGTAGATGCGGCTGGCGCCCGCTGTGTCGGGATGCGCAGAATACCAATCAAGCCGCCGGTGATGGTGCCTAGTCCAAACACTTCCGCTTTGCCTAGCAACTCCGGCACCATGGCCGCAGAGATGATGGCAATGGCAAATACCAGCGCTAGCGTGAACAGGGTGGCCAGATAGGCGATAAGCTGTTCGTGAGCGCTCATGACCGATACACAGCCGCTTCAGCCGCGCGACGGCGCGTCAGGCCCGCCAGCACCTTGCCACTGGCCTTGTTCCAACGGGCAAACTCAGCGGCAGCACCAGTATAGTCGCCTGCCTTGTGCTTCTTGATGAGGGTGGACGATGCGAGCGCGCCTGTCCCAATATTGTACGCCATCGAGATAAGCGCACCGCGCTGGTTGTCCGTTGCGGGAGCGCCGCCAAGCGCCTTCACCACGCCAGCCTCATACCCCACCAGATCAGTCGCTAGGCGCCCGTCCGCCTGTGCCTGCGTCCATACCACGCCGCGGCGGATACCGGGGCCGGTTGCGCCCCAACCGATGGTCCAGGGATCACCACCGCTGCCGGGATCAGGATATGCCTTCAGGCGACAGCCCTCGAAGTCCTTGATAAGCTCAGCGGCTATCTTGATCGCGCTCACGGCTTCCCCTTCTGCGCCTGCCACAGACGCCCTTGCTCAACGGCCAGCTTGTTGTTGCGCGCATGCTTACGATCGCGCCACGTGCGGCCAACGAGGAACATGATGGCGCCTACAGTCAGCAGCGTGACGGCCCAGCCCTCGAAAGGATTGTTATTCTTATACAGGATGACAGGAACGGTCAGGAATGATCCGGTCCCCATCATGCCGAGGCCGTAACGCTCGGTCACGTTCGCCATCTCGCGGAACTGTGCCAGCTTGTAGATCACCACGACGGTCAGCACGACGCGGCCTATCGTGTTTACGATGTCGAAGACGCTCATGCCTCGTCCTTTCCGCCAAAAAACGATTTGGCCTTCTGGATGGCGAAAGGCATCAGGATATTCCAGCCGGTGCCGCCAATATAGACCACCGCGTTCGTACCGCGGATGTCGTCGGGCATGATGCCGAATTTAGACGCAGCCCATGGCATGAAGAACACCGCAAAGCCGAACCCTGAGAAGAGCGTGAAGCCGATATCGGCCCAGGTCATTTCCTTATACTTCATCTGCGCCAAAGCAGTGATAGCGCCCGCCATGGCCGACATCACCAGCCACACATGGCGCATATCCTGCTGCTCAATCATCACTGCGCCTCATACGACGAAACTGCCGAAGAACGCTGGCGGGAAGCCCCGCCCAGAACACGAAACCTATCGCGCAGACCAGACAAACGATCGGCAATTCCATCACCCCCGACTACGAACAGGACCGCAATCTGGACGACAAGGCACGCGTCTAGAACAGTCTCATATTCAACATACTGGAAACCATTAAGCCAAGCCAACGCGTGCATGGACAAAGTTGCAAGATAAACGGTCCAGATCATCGGGGACCACCATACAGCACGACCCGCCCATACTACAACAATAAGGCTCAATAGATCCGCCAGCGCCCACATGTCCTCATGAGTGGCAGGTAGTCCCCACACTTTCAGAATGTGTGCAGGAGACAGCGGATTGTATATCCATGGCATCGCGAACAGCAGCCAATTCGCGGTGATGACGGCGGCGCATAGCTTGGCGAAGCGCCGTTCCTCATACGCATGTGCCGCCACCACCAGGGCGACGGCACACAGCAGGCCAAATGTGACCAGCTTTAGCATTACTTACCGGGAGGGGGAGGGTTCTTGGTGCCGCCACCGCCACTATCCCCATCACCCGGCGCCGCATTCGCCTCATCATCCTGCGTGGTGAAATCCGGTTCTTCGCAGTGCTTGTCCTTGTGCGAATGCTTCTTGTGGTCAGTCATGTCGCATTGCTCCTGTTGTGCGATGAGGCATATCAATAGATCAATCACAGATATTCCAGCAAGATACTACCTTTGATAATTTGATCTGTGCCGCTGATTTTGAACATCATCGGCGTGGCCGGGATCTGAAAACCAACTTCCTTGAAAATATCTACCCACGAAATGCGGGATCCGCCAGCTATGGACACGGTGGCGTACGTGGTTGTGTCTCCTTGGTCTCGCAGATCAACCGTCACAGGCGCTCCGAAATTCTCATACCCGACGATGCCCATGCGCAAAATGACAGCATGCACCGGCAGTGGCTTGAACGGCTCTGTAGTACCAGGACGAGGAAAAGACCCCGTAGGCCCTTGGGCGCGCATATATTTGGACTGTATCGAAGCAGCCGCACCCAGAGCAGAAGGGCGAATATCCAGCATGAGAGCGCCTTCAGCACCATTGAACGGCGGCACTATCGTAACTGCGTGAGCGTCATGATCGTTAAGGCGGCTGGACGTGTTTTCCGCATAAGTGATACGGCTTGTGTTGATAATGCGCAGCGTGCCGTTTTGCGTTGCCGTCAGACCATCGAGAATGCCAACAACCTGACCGCCTTCAAGCTGGCAATTTTCAAACAGAAAATTGCAGTTATTCCACAGCTTGGCGTACACAACTGTGGTCGGAATATTGTCTCGATTGATAATCGAGCAATCCCGGAAACCTACCACTGGCCCATTGCCACCGGTGGCATAACCGGATTCCACCCGATCAATGATCGGAGCATGCGTAGAGCCACCACCGGCCAAAGGCTGTAGCTCCATGCGAACATCTTTGAAATTCAGAAAATGCGACGTGGATTGAAAGCTGTTGCCAGCCGTTAGGTTCATAAAAACCAAGGAGCCAATAAACACCATTGACCCACCAACCCAGGAAACCGATGTACCTTTATTCAGATAAAAGGCGGCTGCCAAATTTTTGTCTTTGGTGGTATCAAGCCCCTCGTTTTCCCAATTGCAATTGCTAAAATTCCAGTTCACCGCCTGATCGTTGCTGTTATTCATCAGACGATAGCATTGGGCAAACGTGCATTTATCAAAGAAAAATTCACTGCACAGGGAGAAGCCGGTGACATTGAAGCATTGAAACAGGCCGGCAAAATCGACACGCTCAAATCGCCATGAGCGCAGTGCTGCGCCCCCGGATGCAATCGTGAAGGCGCTCTGGTTCATATCGACGCCGTAGGGCGAAACGGGTCCATCCACAGTGGGATCAAGCGACCGAATTGTAAGATCGCGGAACGTCACCCCTCGGCTGGATGTGCCCTTAAGCGTGGCGGCAGCATCGGCAAGGATGATTTCAGTACCGACCCCAGCCCCTGAAATAGTCAGGCCGGCAACGCCGCCAAGCGAGGCTACGTCCAACTCCCCCCTTACGACATATCTGCCAGCAGGCAGATTGATTTCGCCTGCCAGCGTGCGGCTGCCGTCTGACATCCCGGAAACGCGCGCTGCATTGACTGCAGCAAGCAGCGATTGGGTGTCATTGCTTACGCCGTCACCCTTTGCGCCGCCAGCCATGCGGGCATCTTTTACGGAAACGATCTCGCGCAACTTGGCATCGGCGGTGCGACCATCAAAATTAACGGATACAGCCGCCTGACGAACCAAGGCGCCAGTGGTAAGGGGGATGCCGTTGACCTGCACCACATCGGTACGGCCGGTGAAGTTGCCGAGCTGATAATTGAAAAGCCCATTATTAACGCCGCCGTCAGCACCCGAAGGTGCAGCAAGGCGCGGCGACGGGAAAGCGACGGGATCAATGGCCTTCAAATCAGCGAGCGTCGTAAAAGACGCATCTGACGCACCAACGTCCCCTTGCGGCCCCGTGTCTCCTGTATCACCCTTAGTTGAGTTCATCGCAACGTTCTGCACCCGCAGCTGCAAACTGGTCGCGTTGGGCGCGTAGATATCGAGGTGATACGTTCCCGGCTGCACATAGAAATCAAGATTTCCATAGGCATCGGTTTTGGCCATATTATCAATGCCGGACACCGTGACGATCGGCGTTCCATTGTCGTCGGCAGCGATCGTAACCGTATTGTTCGTCGCAGGATCAATCACACGCCCATAATAGCCGATGAGGCTATCGCCGCTGGTATTGGTGATGGCCTCAAAGTAATGGTGCATTAGAACGATCCCTCATTCGATAGCGTAATCGTGATATCCGCTATGGCCACGGTACCAAAAACATCGGTACATGTCACACGCGCGGTGGAAAACATATACTCACCCGGCTGGATGACTTCACGAAACGCAGTCGTTGCCATGTTGGGTGATACCACCGTGGCGCCGCCACTGGTTATTACCCATGAGTAAGAATAAGGACCTGACCCACCTGACGGCGTTGCCGTCGCGGTACGAGAGGTGACCAAAGCCGGCTTGCGGTTGTAGACGACACCATCAACGTCATACGACGATACTGACAGCGGCGAGGCAAACGAGAGAATCGTGCGCCATTGCCCGTTGAGATAACATTCTGCGCGCGTCACCTGTCGCCAGTTGCCGTTAATAAGCACTTCAGCCCGTTTGGCAGTGCGCCACGCCCCGGATACGAATGCGTCCATCAGGAATAATAGAACACGATCGTACCTTCGGACGCGGCGGGACGCGCCGAGCCTTCGGGCAGAAAATTAACACGGCCATCCGTTTGTCCGGATCCAGCGTGGTGCAGATAGGCACCGCGCCCTTGCCGTAAGATGTCGCCAGTATAGGTGCCGCCAGTCGTTGGTACGAACCCACCTGTCGCTGGCACCTTGTCTGCACTATCGCGGATGACCGCCGCAACATAGCGCAATGCATTGTTTATGCTTGCCGGCGAGCAACCTTCCGAAACGTCGAAACCGCCGATAGTGGTGTTGGCATTCGGATCTGTACTAAATTCGCTTGCACTAGGCATCGCAACCACTCCGTAGTTATGTTATATTACCCGCATGTGGGGCATTATACTAGGCATCGCGTTAAAGAGCTTCATCTTTGAGATGATCCACCGCATCCGCGAGCGCTCACTGTCCCGCCAGATAGGCGCCACCGCCAGCGAGCATGGGGGCACCGAACAAACCGCCGATACGCGCGCGCCGCTGGACTTGGTTGCCAAGCTGCACGAGGGCGTCTGGACGGTCTAGAAGGGCACGGGTGATAGCGCGTTGACCTGCGCGCGAGCCACCGGCCGCCAAGATGGCACCCAGAGCCAACCCGCCTGCACCAACAGCCTGCGCGCCGTCCTCACCGCCACCAGCATAACCAGCGCCGCCGCCCAACACGCCAAGACCGCCAGCCGCCAACGCCTGCTGCGTCAGCAAGCGACCGGCAGTGCCGCTATCGGGTACTGAGTTGGGCAACACCGCTTGCCCAGCGCGAGACAGATCAAAGAACGGCTGACGCGTCGTGCCCTGGCTATTGCCGAACTTCTTGGCATTCGCGGCTGCGGCATCCGACAACTGCGATGGTGCGAACGTGCCCGTTTCGCCGACACGCGTACCGTTGCGGGCGCGGTTGACGGCATCCTTCAGAACTTGCGTCTGCCGGTATGCCTGATCCGCGCGCCCCAGCGCTGGCAACGTCCCCGGCGACTGGCGCTGCACCAGCCCGCGCATAGCATCTTCTGCACCCGTCACCGAACGCCCGACAAGATTGCCCATCGCATCGTTGCCGAAGTCGGCGCCGCGCGTCTGTTGGATAAAATCCTGCACCGTGCGACCGTCGAACGCAGGCTGCGCAACCAACGGATCAAGATCGGCCTGCGCCCATGCCTGAAACTCAGGACCAACACGCGGCACCTGCGCGCCAGTGGCTAGGGCTTGGTTATATTGTCCGGTGAACTGCGGATCACGCTGCACATTAACGCCGGTTAGCGCCTGATCGTAACCCTGACGGGTGGCGGCCTGTGCAGCATCGATGCCGGCTTCGCCCGTCATACCGCCCGTATTCGCACCGATCGGCGCCAATGCCTCATCAAACGCAGCACGGTTAAAGCCCTGCATGCCCTCTAGGCGACGCGCGTGTACGACGTTGCCAAGCACAGGAACGCCAGACAAGCGATCTTCAACGCCCTTCAGTACGCCGCCAGCGGCCTGTCCAGCCGTCAGCGGCACCCCCGCCGCACGTAGGCCCTGCACATCGGTGTTGCGGACGCCAGTAAGCGCCCCGCCAATACCCCGTGCCGCGGCACGCCCGGCAATGCCGCCTGCCAGACCGCCAACGCCGCCGCCAACGGCCCCCAACAGACGGCTGCCATCGTCCGTGCTGCCAGCGCCATAGGCTGCGCCGTACAGCGCATCGCCACCAAGCGCAGCGCGGCCAGCGCCAACCCCCAAGCGCGCCAACCCCAGTTCGCCCGCACCGGCTGCCAGCGCACCGCCCGTTACTTGTCCTGCCAGCGTTGCGCCGGGGAACTTCTGTGCCGCGTATTCCTCTGCCAGCTTGGCATTGCCGCCAGCGATGTTATCGAGCGTGCCAGCGCTAAGTGCATCGGCTGCACTGATGGCATACGCACCACCCGAGCTATCCGCAGCGCCCCCAAGCATCTGCGACAATCCGCTACGGTTATCCGCGGCCTGCGGCGGTGCGAAATTCAGCGGCCCGCGCTTGTTGATCGCCTCGATCGCCTGCGGGTCTGCAAACGGCTGATAACCATTATCGGTGAGAAGCTGGTTCAACTGCTGCACGCCAGCGCCCTGATTATAAGCCTGCTTCAGCTTGGTTGCCATCGCAACACCTGCCGCATCTGCGAACGTTGAGCCAGCACCACCCGGACCACCGGACACGCCGCCAGCGACGCCGGCAACGTCGTAGCCCGCGGGGCCAGTGGGGGGCGGGGGATTGCCGCTGCCGCCGCCACCGGAAGCCGCGATCATCTGCGGCTGCTGCGCCTGCTGCTGACGATTGCCGCCCATGGCGTTTGCGAGGCCCTGAAGCCGTGCGATCTTGTCCAGGATTACCTGATCTCGGTCCCCCGACTGCGGGATATACGGCCCGACCGCGCGCTGTGCTTCCTTCTCCGTGTTGAGCTGGCCACCGGTAAGACCAAGCGCCGGCCCGACAAACCCGCGCACAGCATTGCCCGCGGCATCGAACTGCTGGTTTTCGGTGGTCGGCAGATAGTCGAGCAATCCACCAACGCCCGACGTGCGGCCAGGACCCGCCGCAAACCGCTGGCGGATGTCATCGATAGCGCGCTGGAGATTAGCGCGGCCGGTCTGGCCTGCGACCGGCAATGACGCATCTCGCTGCGCTTTCTGAAGGGTCAACTGTGCCGCCGCCGCTTCGGCTTCGGCTTTCGTCGTATCCGCCGCAGCCTGTCGGGGTGCATACGGCACCTTCGCCGCCTCTAGTGCAATCTGCTGCGCTGTCTTCTGGTTGCCGAGCTGCGCCCCACCAAGATCCACAGACTGCCGCTGTGCCTGCACAGGATTCGGCGCAACAACGCTGCCGCCACCCTGCGGAGCCGCCTGCGCCAGCCCTACGGGATTGCCGGCGTCATCGACGTACCAAATGTTGCCTGCTTCGTCTCGCGCCTGCTGCTGTGCCATTATACCCCCAAGCGGCGAAGAATGCCGTTTGCATAAGCGTTCGTCTTCGGTCCCCAGATACGACGATTTGGGCCACCATGGTAGTATTTTAGCGCATCCGTGACATTGCCGGTCTTGTCCAGCGCTTCATCCAGATACGCTTGGCCAATAGCCGACTGATACTGCTTGGCCGCTTCCGACGTGCCGGACATGAGGTCAGCACGGTATGGCACGCCAAGGCGCTTGGCCAAGCCTTGCGCCGTCGAGGGTAGAACCTGCGTCAAGCCCTGCGCCTGTCCGTATTGCGTCTGCGGACCAGCCACGCCGGCACGCCCGCCGCTTTCCTGCTGAATGAGGTGCGGCAGGATGTCAGCGGATTGGAAAGGTACGCGCCCCACCGCGGGGCGCACCTCCTGCGTTACCGCCGAGAGGGGTAAGTTTGCCAACGGGGGCTTGCGGTGCGCTCATGCCGCCCATCCCCGGCGCTGGCGGCTGTACCCATCGGCCACCGCCCGCGCCATCCGACACGAAGTTCGGGGCGGGAGAAGCGAGAGTTTGCGCGCGCTGCATGTATAGCTGCCGCGCCTGCGGGCTGGTGGGGTCAATACCGGCATTGCGAAGCGTCTGGGTAAAAGCGTCGTCCTTGCCCGTTTCCGGATTCGCCAACTTATAATCGTATTCCTGCTTGAACCCGGCAAACTTGGCTGCCTGCTCTTGCTGCTGACGCTGGCCCTCCAGCGCGTATTGCTGGCGCATCTGTAGACCCGGCAGGAACGTGCCCTTGCCGCCACCCCACTGCGCCAGCGTGTCCCCAATGACGCCCGCAATCATCTGTCCCGTAGACGGCTTCTTGTACGTTGGCACGGTAGCGTCCTGCTGCACCAGGCCCGCAGCCGGCGCAGCGCGAAGATCCCCCATCATCGGCACGCCGAACAATCCCTTAGACTTGGAAAACATTGCCATATCAGCCCCCCGCATACGCGCTGGCAGCGTTACCAGCCAACTGGGCTAGCAGCATGCCAATGTTCGCACCCTGCTTCTGAGTCGTATTGGTATATTGGCCCAAAAGCCCGCCGATGCTGGATGCCTGACCCGCTGCCGCCTGAATAGGCACCTGCTGTGATTGCAGGATGCTTTGGATCGCGGTCAATGGCTGGTATTGCCCTGCCGAAATGCCGGCTGCCGCCGAAGCGGCGCTGTCCATTCGGTTTCGCTCATTCGAATAATCAGTATAACGCAGATTATTTTCGTTCTGCGCCAGATTGCGAGTAATGATATCACCGAATGCCGAGCCGCCCGTCAGTCCGCGCGTGCCAAGTGATGCCGACAGACCGTTTCGAACGCCAGCATTGGTTTGATCGATCTGCGATTGCAAATAAGGATTGCCCGCGTCGAGATACTTACCCGACGTGACATCCTGATTATACTGCATCGCCGACTGCACGGCGGGGTCACCATTGGTGTATTTGGACACCAGATCCGGAACCAGCCCGCCTAGGGCATTTGCTGTGTTGGCGATACCCGGTGCCGCGGAATTATAGGCGCTGTTGACGTTGTTCGCAGCCCCCTCAATCTGGCTGCTGTAAACAGGCTTGCTGGTGGACTTGGTTTTGGAGGATGACACGCCCACTTCACAAATCCTTTACGATTTCGACACGGTTAACAGAATATCCGCGAGGTTTCAATAATCTAGCCCATCCGGGGCGAGACGATATGCAGGCAAAATCCAAGCCGTTATCGCGGCCCCATTGCTCCGCTTGCTCGATCAGAAACAAAATGTCCGCTACGTCGCCGGCAGCTACCAAACCATGCAATTCCCTACCGCCTGCTGGGTATTGCTTGACCGTAACGACTATCACGCCGCGCTCCGACCCGAACGCCAGCGCATCGCTGGACAATAACTGCACGTCCATCCAATCGATGGTGTGACAACGTGGATCCAATAACGCCTCAATCTCATCCCGATGGCGTTGATAGGCATTCCATCCTTGGGGCGGGTATTCGATCATGACAACGCAACCCATGACGTGCCATTATACACCCGCACTTGATGCAACGTCAGGTCGTAATACGTCTGCCCCTCTGTCGGGTCCAGTGGTTCCGTTTCAAGCTGCATGAATGGGTTCTTCACGGATACGCGGTATTGTTTGATAAGTGCATTGACGGCATTCGCCACCAACCGCGGCCAATCGGTGCGCTTGGCGTCAACCGGCACCAACGACATATCAATTGTTGCGGTGTCAGCAGGGTCGGCAGGTGGGGCAGGTGGCGGAACCGGTTTGCCAAAAAGCGTTCCGCCGCCCATCATCGCGAACGATGCACGCGCAATTTTCGCACCAACACCTGCGATGGTGCCAGTGCCTGTCAGCGACACGACGCGTGAAGACAGGGCCGCGCCAGACGCCGCAAGCGACCCCGAGCCGGTCATAGCCGCAGCCCCGGAACCGGCCGCAGCTCCAATGCCGTTCACTGACGAGCCACCAACCATGGCAACGGTACGGCTCGCTGTAGCTTGGCTGGACGCAGCCAAAGACCCGCTGCCCGTCATCGACGCGCTGCCTGTAGCAATCGTCACGCCCATAGCGGCAAGCGCACCAGCGCCCACCATGGCCGCCGTTGCAGTAACGATCGCAGAACCGCTTGCTGCCAGCGTTCCGGCGCCGGTCATGGCGCCTATGCCGGTTACCGTACCGCCACCGGCAGCTACGGCGGTCGATCCGCCTACAGGAGCGCCGCCAACGGGGAACGACCCAACCATTGGCTACCTGATCCTGGCGATTGAAAGATCAGCCTGGAAGTAACCCGCCCCGATGCCATCCATATAATAGAATGCCTGGAGCTGCGCTCCAGAAGCGAAATAGTCACGCCGAAGATAGGTCGCACCCTGGCGATTGGGGGCGCCTTGGAACCACGTAAAATCCGGGCTGTCAGCTCTGGATGTATCTACGCCCAGCCCGTATGATTTCCCGGTCCTGTCGCCATCACTGATGCGGAATTTTGAGGTGATGTCGTAAACGCCGGCCTGCATGATGGTATAAATATTGGTTGAGCTGTTCCACCCGCCCGCCGTGTCAGTGACCAACGTATCATACGTGATCTGCACGAAGCTGCCGTCCGTGCCGCCGGTGCCGCTCAGGCGTTTTACTTTCAGAAATGGCCAGTCCGTCACATTTTCACGCGACAGGAAAGCGACCGAAACCGTTGCGTTGCCGGAAAGGTTGAGCAAGGAGCCAGTTGAGCTAGCATCCATCGTTCGTGTCAGCGTATTCCCCGACGCCGAATACGTACCGGTGCCGGTTTCCCACGCTGCGCCATCTTCGATGGCATAGGTGATGACGCGATCGGCCGAATATGCACTGGCGAACGTCCGATACCCGGTAGCCGCTGCCCCAAGCGTAACCGTTCCGGTACCTGTCGTGGCGGTGGCTGCTTTAACCCTGTCGCGAAGATTGGCCATATCAATCCTCGGTGATCGTGCTGCCGGCCGCAATCTGCGGCGTCACACCGCTGGTGACGGAAATGGTGGGCGAGATAGGGCCACTGTAGAACAGCACGCCAGCGCCGGTCGCCGCAGAACCAAGCCCAAGAAACGACGCCGTCCCGCCGGTGCCGCCCGTACTGGCAGGAAAATTCGCCGCAGCGACCAGTGTTGCGATACCGGTCGAATCCACCGTCCAACCAGAAGTCGTGCGAGCCACGGCAACCCGAGCATATCCCGTATAGGAAATCTCGCTAGTCGTTTGCGATGCGCCTTCACCCGGATCTGCTGTATGCAGCGAAAGATACAGGTTCGTCAGCGGCGAGGATGCGGCATTGTCGGCAACACCCGCAATCGAGGTGCCGTTAAGCAACAGCTTAAGCTGCGCGGTTTCGTATGTGTTGGACTTCGACATTACCTGATTCCTCCCGCATCAATTTCCATATCGATACCCTGAATATAACTCCAGCGCGTGCCGCTATCGATGGTTACCGTAATTTGCATGTATCGTCCACGTACTCGCATAGGAATACGCCCCGATCGCTGCAAATCGCCAGACAAAACAACTCCGACAGGATCGCCCATCTGCTGACGCGCATCGATACGTGCAGAAATACCGGAATTGGCATCGGACATAGGCCATAGCGCCCGCATGCGCGCAACATTTGGGTCGGATGGCGCCTGCCAGCCGATGGCCAGTGTCGCCTGCAAGTTAGGGCCGGAGAATGCCCCGATCTGGTTGTTACGATCAACGACATACAAACGAGGATCACCGCCCTGAAAACGCGGGTCGTCCAGCGAATAAGGCATCGTATCAAGGTCGGGATATAGCGCCGCCACGCCTTCGAGAGACAGGCTGCTTTCGTACCCTGCGAATAGCCCTGAAAACGGCACCTCGATCGTGCTGGCGCGATCCAGAACCCAATTGTAGACCCAGATGCGCCCAGGCGTGCCTGGAACACCCCACAGCACTAGCGAGCGTTTGGGGTCGACGGCAGCCCACAGCTTTTCGTAATCCTCCGGGGATACGCTGTCGCGGAAGGTCTGGTCGAACTTCTCGTTACCGATGGGTCGCAAGGATTGCCCATCCTCCAGCGCCATGAAACCGCGGTCCGACAGGAAGAACACCGTGCGCCCCGACTGCGCAATACTGCCGCTGGCGGCGCACCCGACGTTGGTGGTGATCTCGGGAAACTGAAACGGCGCCTTGTCGTCCCCAGTGCGCTCCATCCGCACCAAACGGAAGCGCTGGAGGATGACCCCATATTCGCCACCCGCAATGCCTTTGACCTCACCGCCAGTGAGCATCGGCTGAAACCCCGACTGATCAACACCGGCGGTCCACTTGGTGTGGTCGTTAAACCCCGACCACGTTACTAGCAGCTTGTTGCCGCCCGCCTGCGTGATGACAACGTAATCCCCTACCACCGCAACACCGGTGCCAGTTGGCGCATCAGTAAGATCGGATGCCGCCCCTATGGTCAGATCGACTTGTTTCGTATCTGTGCCATTCACGGCGACGACGTAATCGCCAAACTGCGTGAACCGCCATCGATCGGTAACAGACATGGCCGCAAGTAGCGTCGTCCAGCCGCCGCCAACATAGCGCTCAAGACCGTTGGCTGTACCAGCGATCAGGAACGTCGTTCCGCTGCTGGCGATGAAGGCGCCCCCACCCTTGAACGTCGCCTGTAGCGGATCACTGATCGACACCAACGCCTTGACCGGGCGATACCCATCCGCTGCGGGCAGCACGTTGGTTGCTGCCGTCAGGACGTTGCGGGGAAGCTGATCCGGCAAAAACGCGGGAAAGGGGAGGCGCTTGGTTGGCACTAGATCCGCACCCGACTAGAAACCTGCGAAACACCCCGAGGTGTCAGCGGCGCACTGCCCCACCGCGCGTTCTGCGCCGCCTTGTTGATCCCGGTTGTAAGCGTGGCCACTTCCTGTGCCGCCTGCGCCATGCCATCGCTATCCCGCTCACGGCGGGCAAGGTGATACATCACCCCAGCAACGTACAGATCCGGATGCTTGCGCAGCAGCCAGTTGGAAACCTGCGCCGAGGTAAGGGCGCTGATTCGGGCGTAATAGACCATCTCTACAGCGGTGTTACCAACCGGCCCCACCCGCAGTGAATTGCCCTCGATCGTGTAGGCCATCGGCGTACCAGAACGCCCATAATAGTTGGCCAACATGCCAGCAGGCGACATGGACGACAGTGGCTGGTCAGGCATGCCCTCAACGAAAATAAACCGCATTTCCAGAAAATCGTCCGGCAGCTGCGTCAGCTCGTCCGTGATCGTGAACACCGCCCGGTTTTCCATATCCGGCGTGCGTAGCGTTCGATTGAACTCTGCCTCCGCCTTGCGTAACGCCCGATCAATCGCTTCCTGATCGTAATCCGCGTCGTCCATCATATCGCGGATTTCAGTCACCAGCTCGGAATAGTTGGTGATGGCGCCGGGAGCATATGTCGGGATTGCGATGGACATTATGGCGATACCTTAATTGCGATGAGCCAAGCGACAAAGGACATAACCGCCCATAGCACGACACGGGTGGTCTTACCCCAAGGTTTTACGCTTGGCTCATCGTGCATCAGCTGTGCATCACCCAAGATCCGGCGAGGGAAAGCGCATAACGCGC